CATAATAGTAAGAATGGGGTGTGTTTATAAAATTACATCACCGTCGGGTAAAGTATATATAGGTCAGACTGTAAAAACTTTACACGAACGTATTAAAGGGCATAAAAAAAGTAGTACGAACTGTACATTACTTAAAAGAGCTATAGATAAGTATGGCGATGAAATGAAATATGAATACATTGAAGAAATACCTGATGAAATACTCGACGAAAGAGAAATATATTGGATAAGGGAATACAATTCATTAGCACCAAATGGATACAATTGTAGTTCAGGTGGAAACAATAAAAAGAAATTATCACAAACACTAAAAACCCGTATATCTAAGGGTATGTCAAATTACACTTTACATAAAAACGGGTATTTGGGTTCTGTACTTATGAGAGGTAATACTTATGTACCGAGAATAAAAATTAATAATAAAACCGTTTATTTGTCAAAGGGTTCGTTTAAAACTAAAGAAGAAGTTATAAATGTTTTAAAAGAATATACGAAAGATCCAGAAAACTTTGTTAAACCTTTAGGTTCAAATAAAAGAACGGTTGGATGTGTACATGTTTCGAGAAATAAATGGTATGTTCAACATAAACATAAACGTTTGGGAACGTTCAGAACGAAACACGAAGCTGAAACGTTTTTAAACACATATTTACAAAATTAGCAAACGATCGCAGTTTCGATTACTGTCGCGAGCATATTATATAGACGAGCTCGTGTGGCCAAGTGGTAAGGCATTTGTTTTGTATTAAATTATTTTTTACTAAATTTAATCTTTTTGTAAAAAATAAGTTTTAATTAATTTCTTCTAATTTTTGTTTTTGTTTCGGAATTCACCTTCAATTCTTAACTGTTCACTTTTTAATTCAATAGCCTTTTCCTGTAAGGCTTGTAAATGCTTTTTTACATCAATATATTGTTCGTTCATTATGGTACTATAATATCTTTATTTTTTAAGTATATTTAATATTTTACTCACCCCACCCAGTTCTCGCCATAGACGAAGGAACGGCCCACGGGTACCATTCGTCGTCTTGACCTACCATATTATACGCATCGATACCGATACGATTACATTTGGTACATATATCAAAATTATCATCAATAATCGTGTCTAACGCGAGACTCCGACATATTTCGTGTTTCTCAATCTCAAACTCGGTATAACTATTGGTCATGATAAGATCATCGAACGTATTGGGAAACCAGTACTCGAGCCATCTCTGAGTTTGGTCGCGCGCGTAACTTTGTCGACCGGTAACGATATATATTTTATCGGCGTGTTTGCGTAAATACCCCATTTGTTTACACGCACCGGGTAATGGTCTAAGTTTCGCGAACGCCTCCGATTCGTAAAAATCATGAACCATGTTTCGCGATTCGGTTTCGGTAATGTTAAACATATCTTTATAAATGTAGGCGTACTTTTGGGCGGTAGGCATTTTGTACCCACGGAACTTAGCCATGGGTTTGACGAACGAGACGAGAACTTCGTCGATATCAACAGCAACTCTTTTCATTTTATTCATTACAATATATTCACTCATAATCTCTAAATACTATTCCTATGGGAAACCTTGGTATCCCTAATTCCGTAAGGTTTTGGAACCGTACGGTAAGCATTTTCCCAAAATACTTTTCCTTATGTGCATAAAAATACTCTCTTTGTTCGATCGTACCTTCGGGTCGAACACAGAATGTACTCCCGCTTTCTGTTTTACAGACCCATACGACGGCATCTGCGTCACGACCGTGTCCCGTCTTTGCGTCTATGACTTCGTACTCCTCGGTCATAAAATCCTTAAACTTTAAAAGGTAATTACTTCGTTTCCCGTTTTCGTACACACTCATAGGTTCGCGAATCATCGTCCCCTCGTAGCCCTGTGAAACAAACTGGTCGTGGAACTGTTTCAAACACGTTTTCTTACGAACGAGTTTTGTTTCGACCGTAACATACTTTTTACGTTCCTCAAACGGTAAATGGGGACGTTTCATATCGAAATAATCAAAGACGTAAAAATCGAGCTGTTTCGGGTCGGTCTTAAACAAACTCGTAATTTCCTCGAACGTTTTTGTAGGATCATAACACTCGCCGTCGAGGTATTCGCCTTCGTTAAGACCTTTACCGAGATACTCGGTCCCGGGAACGAGTTTTCCCGTACGCGAAATACCTCCTTTATTCGATACGAGTAACCGAACCCCGTCGAGTTTTGGTTGAACATAAAACGGTTCCGAAATGTATTTTTTACGATCTTCCCATTTATTTGCTAACATCGGCATAACATCGGGAACCTGTAAATTTTTACATATGGTTTTTGCTCGTTTCAGTGCACTTTCGTACCCGAGCGGAACGTGTGTTGTTGAGATAGATTCTTTACCGTCAACAACACCTGTTGCTTTGATGATATTTGCGGTACCATCGGCGAGTTTTTGAACTCTGATAGACGTATACCTTTGGTTCCCGTTTTTATCGGTTTTAAAAACTGTTTCCATTATAGTAGATATGATTCCAGTTGTAGATTATAGTCGGATGGAACGACTTAGGCCTCCAGACGGCACTATTATTCCGCTCAACGCAAATACGATATGCATTTTCCTTATAATTGCGACCATAATTGGTTTGTATAAGAGACACATAGATTCCAGACCCGCAGGGTCTAGAAAAAGTCCCTAGTCCCCATCAAGATAATACGACCTCAGACCCCTACGGGGTCTGGAGTCGGGATTTTAATCACACGAATGTACCAAGCCATACTTAATACATTCATTCGGGTCTAAATAAATATCGCGTTTCATAAGTTTCTTAATTTTTTCATCGGGGATTGTCGTCTTTTCTTTGTATGTTTTTTTAATCATACTCATAAGTTTATCGCACGATTTCATTTCATCTTTCAATTCTTCGTATTTACCCCAGAACCCGTTCGTTGAAATTTGGTGTATCAATACGTGTGCATTTTTACCAATACGTCGTTCGTGACCACCCAGAAGTATGAACGATGCGGCCGAACAACATACCCCCTGTGCGATAGTAATAACCTTCACGCGGGCCTTTTCGAGTACATTCATAGCACTTAGTCCGACGAACAAATCGCCACCTTCGCTACAAATATGGATCCGTATAACCGGATCGTACCCTATGAGTTCGGCTTTCTTTTTAAGAAGTTCAATTTCGAGTTTCTTAAATTCTTCTATAAACTCTAAAATATCATCACCTGTAATTTCACCGTAATAGAGAATTTCATTACCAACAACGCGTGTTACTTTAAATTCGTGTTCTTGTTCGGGACCAGTCATTATTTCATTATAGACTATCATCTTTAATCAGTTTCTTGATTTTAGTCACGTCTCGTTGTTTGAGTTTGTTTTGTAAAGATAAATGATTCATAACATCAAAATCTTGGGGCGTTAGCGAATATTCCTTAAATTTGGAGACGTCGCCTTGTAAAGCATATTCGCGTAAAAGCATAAACTCTTGGTGTCCCATTTTTGTATTTGAACGTGCTTGAATATTCCGAACCTTTTGGTACCGCATTTTTTGGTTTCCAAACTTTGTCCAACAACTCCCGGGACGTATCTTTTCCGGTTTGATTAGATTTTTCATATATAGTTTCGGAATTTTTATGGCGTGTAAAACGAAATAGGGCATACAATCCCAATCGCCCTTATACAGTTCGGTATCGTACGTATCGGCCGAGACCAAACTGTCCATGATTTTATCATAATGGTCGGTTCCCGAATCGAGATAATTTTCGTGTACCGTATCCCAAATGTGTCCGTGCTCGTGTACTGTTTCTTCTATATCTATAGTGACCGGGGTACACAAAAGTTCCTCGATAAACTCTTTCGACGTTTTAAAAATATCCTTTACGTCCGTAAAATTAAGGTAACTAAAAAAGTTTCGTATATTTCCGCGACACTCTTCGGCGGCTAAACGTGCGCGTATGTGTCCGGGCTGAAGTCGCTCTATACTTTCCGGTTTTCGTTTAGGTATAAATAACATTTTAAAGTTTGGTAAAACGTGTACATTTTGGGACGTAACAACGAGTGGTCTCTTCGTGATCCGCTCACCTTCGGATACTGAATCTATTATACTTTTATACGTGTTATCGGTTTCATAATTTTCAATATAGGCGTATACATTCGAGTTTTTAATCGTATCCAAATAGATATCTTTTTTGGTTAAAACTTCATCATAAATTTCTATACTATTCGATTCATCGAGAACGCGATTCAGAATATATGATTTTCCAACGCCAGCCGCACCACATATAAACACATTTTTACCTTCTTCTAACAGTCTTTTAAGATCTTGTATTTCGCGGTCGTGAAGCGTGATCCCATCTTCTTTTTTTTGTCTTCGTATTATAACGAAGGAGTCCATGTCAAATGATAATGAAGATACTGATCTTGCTACTCAGGCTCTAGATATTATTATGGAAAATAATATACTTCAAACACGTGTTTTAGACCCTCTAAAAAGGAAGTTATTCCCTTACCTTTTGTGTATTACAGTCTTTAACTTTACTCTATTTATTATGGTGGCGTATCTTGTGAATCGTCTCTCGGTGATTCTGTAATGACCTCCATAAGTTCGGTTCGCTTACGTAATTCTTTCATAAGATCACCTTTCAAACTTACGAGTCCCTTAGTGTTTAAACTTGCTATCTCACTCTTCCGTTCTTCTACACCTTCGATATCGGCCTTGACAGTTCTCTTAACCGCCGAAACAGTTCCTCGTATCGCATCAAGTTCGTGTTTTAATTCGTTTTTTATCGCACTTCCCGGGGCGGCCTGTTTAAGTTTTGTCATGATAGAATTTTCCGCGATAGCCTTAAACGGTATGATAGGTTGTATATGCATGATTTCTGGTTTGAAGAATACGTTATCGTCTGGGAACTCCCTTTCAAATGCCTGAATTATGCTGTTGGGGACCGGTGGTGATTGTTCGATAAGACGATCGTATTCCGCGCGACAGTTTTCAACCATGATAGTACCGTCTTGTGTTCTCTCGGCAAGTGGGAGTGTTAATTCGAGACGAATTGTTCGCGAGAGTTTACCGTACTGAATTGAACTGACCCGATGACCTTCCATAAGTTCATTAATTTTAAGAAATTGCATGATTGTTGTCGCGATTGCGGTAATAAGATTTAGACCGCCAATAGCCGCAGGAACCATGGGACGAATAGATAAAGGGAACGTATCCTGAGCAAAGTTTGCCGTACCCGTCATCGTACTCACAATGATAATTGGTAGCGTAAACCGCATACTCAATTTTTTATACATGAGATATGCTTGATAGTTCATGAATCTATAGCAGGCAGCGGCTTCACCCCACGATTTAAGTATGATTTCTTGTTGTGGGTGCCATATTTTTGGAAGTTTTATTTTTTCTCTGTCCATACTAATAGATATGAACATTATTTTCTTCATTCACTTACTTTTTTTCATAACGATGTTGATTGTTCCGTTCATGAAGAATAAACATAACCTCGAATTTTACTCACTTCTTGTTCCGTTTATATTTTTTCATTGGTCGGTAAATGACGATACGTGCGCACTTACACAAATGGAAATGTACGTGACGGGGAATAGTAAGGATGAGACATTTTTTGGTCGAGTCGTGGGTCCAATTTATAAGATGGACGATAATGAAGCAAACAAATTGTTAAAATCACTTTTATTTGGTCTTTGGTTACTCGTACAGTTTAGACTCGGACGCATAGATTTAGGCCCCTTGTTTAATAAAAAATAATTGGTTATATAAATGAAGGTTAAAACGCAACAAAAAATATTGCTCATTGCGCTCGTCATTCTCGCCTCGGTAATAGTGTACCAAATACGTAACCCTATCGTTGTTAATAAACAGGTCCGTGTACCCGTAGGTGTCCCGGTCGAAGTTCCGGTTCAGATACCAATGGAACGCGAATTCCGCAAACCGCCAATTAAGGAGTATAAACCAGGGTATGTCCAACAAATGGGTCTTCTTGTAGGCCCGGACGAAGAGACGTTACCTTTATACGGTAAAGAAGTCAGGGGACGACGTGATCAATACCATTATTATACGACAACACCAGGTGAGCAAATATACCCACTCCCGGTAACACTCAATAACCGCGATTGTATGGACGATATCGGGTGTCAAGAACTTTATGGTAATGAATCTGTTTCGGTTTTAGGTAAAACAGGTTCATTCCAGACGAAACTGTATAGAACCGATGACTTTTTTTAATGTCATATATTATAAATGAAGATTGATACCCTGAAAAATGAAGCAAAACGTCTCGGCCTTCGTATAACGAAAAAGGTAAAGGGAAAACGTGTTGCTCTTACAGAAAATGAACTTAAAATGAAAATTCAAAGACGACGTGCGCCATCTTTGGAAATTCAGGTCCGCGAATCAAAAAAACTTTTACGAACGTGTAAATCGCTATTACGTTCACTCGAACCGGATACACCACGGGCTCCAAAGGCTCCACGGGCTCCAAAGGCTCCACAGGCTCCACGACCACCGGTCCCACCACGG